GTTCGAGTCCTGCATCTAGCTCAAACACGGCTACTAAGTAATACATTAACTTAAACATAACTTATTCGTGGTTGAATAAATATGGTAGCCGTGTTATATAGAGTAGTGGCGGAAATGGTATACGCACTGGCAAGTGGATAATATAGTAAGCGTAAAATAGCACTGCTACGGGCAAAGTTCAACCCGCCACGACTGGTATCTTACAGGTTCGAATCCTGTCTACTCTACAACAAAATGGTGTTATCCGACTTTTCGGAATAGGATATCGTCGTGAGTACAAACCGATGGCGACTCGGAAAGACAGCATGTTTTAAAAATTACTAATAATTCAATAATTAGGAGATATGGCAGTAAAAAAGAAAGTAAGCGGTCGTGGTGGGTATAGACCCGGTGCCGGTCAAAAGAAAAAGACTAAGTTCTTCGTAAATGGGTTAAATGTGTCTTTGGACCAAGATTCAATTGACAAACTTGGTGGTGAAGAAAAGGCTGAGAAGTACTTAACAAGTAAGTTGAAGTAATATATGAATTTTATTTCTAAAAAGGACGCTGAGATTTTCATGAACTTAAATGAGAAGCAAATGAAAATCAATAAGTATAATAGCAATCTTTTAACACTATTAGATAAAAATATCTCTATTTCAATTAGAGATAATATTTTATCTAAGTATTATATTAAAGGTTATGGATCCGTTTATAGATTTTCTGAATTACATAAACGGATAGATTACTATTTTCATAAAGCAAGAACAACACCGTTTAATATATTTGATTGGTGGTATAATAGATGAGCGTAAAAGTCATTAACGGGCTTAAATATGTCCATGTGTATAGTACTGAGGATTCTAAAGGTAGGGAAGTAAAAAACTATATCCGTTTGGAAAATGTTGTAAATAATGGTAAATTATTGAAAAATAAGTAAATGGGCGCACCAGCAGGAAATCAATTTTGGAAATTAAGGTCAAAACATGGTCGAGATAAGATATTTGCAAGTCCTGAATTAATGTGGGATGCTGCATGTGAATATTTCCAATGGTGTGAGGATAATCCAATTGTAGACCCACGCTCTTTTGGTGGTAAAGCTAAGATTCAAAGACCTTTCACTTTACAAGGTTTGGCACTTTATTTAGATGTCAATACTACTTATTTTAGGGATTTTAAGGCATCTTTGCCAAAAGATGAAAAAGATTTTTCCCCAATCATTACACGTATAGAGGAAATTATATTCGCTCAAAAGTTTGAAAATGCAGCTATTGGGGTATATCAGCACAACATTATTGCTCGTGAACTTGGACTTGTTGAGAAAAAAGAAACTGACAATAAGCATACTTTTGATACAGGTGCAATAATAGATTGGGGAGGAGGTGCAAGTGAGAAAGATAATACGTCCGACACCAAAGCAGATTGATATGGAAGTTTGGAAAGAGGTAGAAGGAACTAATGGTGTTTACTATATTAGTTCTAATGGTAGGTTAAAAACAACCAATTGGCGTAATGCAAAATTGGAGCGAATAATGCTTCCGTCTGAAGATAAAAAGGGTTATCTTAGAACTTCAATAGTTTTATCCGGTAAAAACAAAACAGTTAAATTGCATAGATTAGTAGCCAAAGCATTTATACCTAATCCAGATAACAAACCACAAGTAAACCATATAGATGGGAATAAAACTAATAACTCGGTGGATAATCTTGAATGGGTAACAGGTTCCGAAAATGTTTTACACGCTATACGTAATGGACTTATAAAAATACCATACTGCATAATAGAAAAAAAGGCAAAAGGCTCAAAAAACGGATTTTCTAAGCTCACTGAAATACAAGTAAAAGAGATAAGAATGAAATTTAAGCCTAGGGTTTATACAAGAAAAATGCTAGCAGATGAGTATGGCGTTTCTCCTCATACAATTAAAGATGTTATACTTAGAAGATGGCGACACGTCCAATAATAAGACCAACACCAAAACAAATAGAAGCTAAAAGAATAGCACTAGAAAAGGACATACAAATAGTTCTTTACGGTGGTGCTATTCGCTGATTTCCCCCTATTAGAAATAGTAGGGGGAGAATAAACGAGGAGGGAAATCGTATTGGCTCATCCTTATGTTCCACTCTTTTTGTATGCAATACCCGGGCTCAAAATGGTTATTGCTTCGTGAGTCATTGCCCACTTTAAAGAGGACTCTTATACCTACATTTTTAAAGGTATGCGAACAAGGGATAGCACCGTATATCAAAGACTTTAATCGAGATACATATACAGTAACATATCACAATGGCAGTCAATTACTATTTATGTCTGAGTCTTATGATACCGATAAGGAATTAAACCGATTTAGAGGGCTTGAAATAAACGGTGCTGGCATAGATGAGATTAACGAGATTCAAGAGGCTACATTTAACAAGATTATTGAACGTAGCGGAACTAATTTCATTGATAATATGCCTCCTATCAAGATATTGGCAACGGCTAACCCTTCCCATGGTTGGGTAAAAACAAAGTTCTACGACAGATACATAGATGATACCTTGCCGGTATCATGGGCTTATATTCCGGCTAAAATAACCGATAATCCACACGTGCCAAAGGAGTATTTAGAATCACTTAAGGCTAACATGCCGGAAGATGAATATCGTATGTTCGTTGATGGAGATTGGAATGTATTTAAGGTAGAAAATCCGTTCATGTATTCTTTCAATCCTACTAATCACTTAGGGTTAAATGCTGTTTATGACTCAAATAAACAGTTATACATGTCTATTGACTTTAATATAAACCCATTTGCGGTTATATTCTTTCACTTATGGAGCGATAAGCAGGGGGAACATTTACACGTATTTGATGAAATATCAATTGCTAATGGTAATATTCAAGAAATGTGCGATAGGATAAAAGGCAAGTACGGGGCAAATACTCGTACGATGTTAGTCACCGGTGATGCCATGGGTAATCGTGGGGATATTAGCCAAAGAGATAACGCAAGTCTTTATATTCAATTGCAGAGGGCATTAAATTTGTCATCATCACAGATTAAAGCCCACGCAAATCCTTCCCATGAGAACTCCCGTGCTGATTGCAATTTCTTCCTACATAACTTCAATGATTTTAAAATAAATCCCGAAAAATGTCCTATATTAGCAAGGGATATGCGTATAGTTCAATGCGATGCGTTTGGTAAGATTATCAAGCATAACCGTAAAGACATAGCACAACAGGCGGATATGTTAGATTGTCTACGCTATGCCGTGAATACATTTATGAAAAAATGGATACTAAAAACTAGAGTATAAATATGAGTTGTTCAAGTTGCACCGAGGCAAAGCCTATTCCTTCATGTGCCGAAAGTTTACATATTGGTACAGTTGAAGTAACTGACCCTGTGTATATTTCTGTTAAAAACAATGCTAATGGGTTTGAATATCAACAGGAAGTCGTACCCGATGAGTTTGGGAATATTACTTTAGACTTAACGCTACCTTATGTTAACTTCTATTCCCCTAACTTTTATTATACTTTATCGGTAAGTGAAACTGAGGATGGCAATACACCGGTAGTTGTGACTAATAATGAGGTCGAATACGACTGTTTTACTATCAAGTTCAAGAAGGTGTATAATGATGATGACCTTATTAATTCATTAACCGACGTAAACCTTACGATATGATTTACTTAGAAAAGTCTTTATTGATGTCCTGTTTTTGTATAGGCGTTTTTACAATAACTAGAGGGGGCATGATACTGCATCCCATTAGATTGTATTGGAATAAGTTTCTTAATTGTATTCTTCCCGAATCAACGGCTAGATATATAGCTAAACCATTCTTTGAGTGCCCTCCTTGTATGGCATCGGTTTGGGGTGGCAGTCTGTATTTATTTGTTTACGGAAACAGCCTTATGGAAGGTATTATTTGCATAATTATCTGCTCATTATTTAATAAGATACTGTCCGGTTATGTGGAATAAGCTATTATACTATTTATTCGGGAAGCGTATATTAAAGGTCTATTTTAATAGCCAGTCAAAAAAACAAGGATTTGACAAGATGAAAAAGGCATTTGTAGACTCAAACGGCATGACTTATTATACCCCCGAAAACGATTTCGATTATAGCGTTAAGCGTTCCAAGGAGATGCAAAAAAGGCTTGTTCGTGTTAATTCAGGACTAGACGACAACGAAATAGATACCTTTATTGAAGCATTAGAAAAAGCGTGTAATAATGGTAAATCTCCCGATATAGCACGTATTTTCTTCCTTATTGGGGAAATGAAAGCTAGAAAAGATATTTGGATTCACGAGGATTTATGGTTTGATATACTCGCTATCCGCTATATTCGTGAAGATGAAAATCCGGCGACAATCGATATAAATATTCACCGTGAAAAGATTGAACAGTTCAAAAAAGACAGTGAGGCAGGACTGTACGATTTTTTTTACAACATGGGATTAACGAAGTCTATTCCTTATTTAGAAAAATTGGAAAGCGACTTCGATATATATATAGACAAGTCGAGGGCGAAGATACAGGCACACAGAAAGACGCTAAAAGCTTATCTCACCGGACAGAGTTAATTAAGGTTCAGGAGCAATTTGAAGAAGAGATAATACACTTATCGGGCGGCATTCCATCCGAAAGAATAATAATAGAATCGGGCACTCTATCGGATTACTTTGCGTTATTGAAACATACAGTAAATAAGTTAGAAGCCCAAAAACAGGCAAATAAAACAACTTCAGATTATGGCAACTGATGTAGAAATATTAAGGTTTGAAGGAGACGTAAAACGGCTTAAGGACAACTTAGCGGAAGCGGAAAAGGCATTCACTAAGACAGAGGATAAGGCTGTAAAGTCTGCTAAGAACACTGAAAAAGCATATAGTGCATTGGGTGATAAGTTAAAAAATATCACTTCAACGCTACCTTTTGGTCATTTGGTTGATGATTTAGAACAGGCAGGGGATGCAGCTAGAAACCTTGGTCGTGATATTGGTGGCATATCGGGGAAGTCTGACCAGGCAAGCGGAGGAATCAAAAATCTTACTAAGCTTATTGGCGTTGGATTGCTTGGTGCTGTTGGATTAGTCATTGCCGGTATCGCCTCGGTTATTGCCTATTTAAGACAAACAGACGAAGGCGCAACTAAGCTAGAATCTACTATGAAAGGAGTAGGTGCTGCGATAGATGTAGCAATAGGCAGAGCTGTACAATTAGGCGAAAAGATAACAGCGTCATTTGAAGAAGCAGACGGAGTAGGTAATAAAATATGGGAAGGTATCAAGACCGGCGCACAAGCAGCTTTTCCAACCGTTACTTTATTAGGTAAAGCCATTGGTAAAACAGGTTTAGCACAAGACATGAAAGATGCCTATGACCGTGCTTATGAATTAACGACTCAATTAGATGCTATCAATGATGAAATGCGTGTTCTTTCATTAGAAACAAAGAAGGGTGAACTTGAAATCCAAGCCTTACTAAAACAAACACGTAATAGAGGCATAGACATCAAGCAAAGGTTGGACATTGTTAATGAGGCTCAGGATTTAGAGAATAATTTACTTCAAAAGAACTTTGAATTAGAAAAGCGCAAATATGATATTATCGCTCAAACTAATGTAGAGGCTGTAAAAAATAGAAACAGTGCTAAAACTGATAGTATTTTACAATTAGAAAAAATAACAAATCAAATTAAAGAGGCTCAAAATGTCGACCAATTAATAAGTCTTTACAATGAGCAAATAAAAGCGCAACAAGGTCTTTCATCAATTAGTGATGATATGGCTCAGGCTCAAGTAGACGCCTTGAAAGGTATTATTGAATTAGAAGGGCGTTCAACTGTACTTAGTGAGAAATACGCTTCCGTTCGCTCGAACTTGATAGAGCAAGAGATTGCCCAAAGAGTTAACGCTATCAAAGAAATTGAAAGAGCGCAAGAAGCAACGGCAATAAAGACTATCAAGGATAATGATGCTTTAGAGGCTAGTATATTAGATATTAAGATAAATTCTTTGAATAAACAAAGAGCCTTAGCTGTTCAATATGGTAG